AATAGTTGCCTCCCCTGCCCCCATCGGCTTTTGTCGGTGGGGGTTTTTTTTTGTTTTAAGGGGGTTGACGAAATTTGAAACCTATGATAAAAGCGAGAAACTTGCCGAGGGGAACACCTAGAGAGGGACACAGATGAACATTCAAGATTTTATAAAACAACATGAGCCGTTGGACAATACGTCTAGCAGACTCAACTGCCCTGAGTGTGGTGGCAGAAATACATTTACGATTACAAAAGAGTATGGCAAACTCCTTTGGAATTGTTATAAGGCTTCTTGTCGTATAAGAGGGGCTAAAGGTGTCGCTAGAACAAAAGACGACATCAAAAGTTTGGTCAGTTCGCAGAACTATCATTCAATCTATCATATTGCCGAGCATTTCGTTCCAGTTCACAACCATTCACAATCTATGAAATATTTAGAACGAAATAACTGTCTGCATGCTCTCGAAGATAGACTCGCA